GGCCGCAGTAACCAAGCCGAGCCAGATGTTCGTCGGTCGTCCGAAGATCATGCGGGTGTCTCCTCCGGCTCGTCGGGTGTCGGCTCGTCGGTCGGAGCGGGCTCTGCGGGCTCGTCCTCAACAGGCGGCTGGGGATCTTCCACGAGTCCTTCGGCCATCAGACCAGTACCTCCGCTACCTGCTGTCCGTCGACGGCCAGTGTGACCGTCCTCTGGACGTCGCTCGCGTCCGGCGCGAACTTCACGTCGGCAAGGATCATAAACGCGGCCTCGCCGTTGATGATGTAGCCCTTCGTTCGTGGGTCGGCCGGGCCGCCCGGGCCGATCGGCTTGCCCTCCTGGTCGACGAGCGTGACGACGCCGAACGCGCGCTTCGAGGTCCCATCGCCGATAGCGTACAACTTCGCATCGGCCAGCCGGACGTACATGTGATCAGGGCCGGAGACGACGAGCTTGCCCGAGACGGTGGCGTCGTCGAACGTGAACGACCGGGCGGGCATGTCAGCCTCCTCGAAGTAGGGCCGGAACACGGCGATCTTGTCGCGGAACTCGGAGTCCCGATAGTACGAGATGTGCGTGTGGGTCAGGTGCGACAGGTCGCCATACTCGGGGATGAGGAACCCGATGCCGTCCTTGAAGCCGAGCACCTTCTTCCCGTCCGGCGAGTAGATAACCTCCCGGATGTCGGCCGTGCCGGGCTCGCCGTTGACGCATCGTCGGGCCAGCCAGTCCGAGAAGTCCCGGAGGTTGGTGAAGCTCCCCTCGAGCTTGCCGAGGTCGATCGCACTGGCGGCGAGGCTCAGGCCCGCCCGGTCGCGGATGGTCTGGACGCTGTAGGCGGTCGGCGTCAGGTCGTCCCTGCCGAGGTGGTACGACGTGCCCTTCTGCATGTGCGCCGTATCGCCGACGATGCCGAGGTTGACGCCCTTCTTGCCCACCCAGTAGGCGGCCAGATCGCGGAGGGTCTGCGGCGCGAACGTCACGACGGGATCAGCCCCGGCACCGGACGCCACGATGCGTCAGTCGGCGGCGGAGTCACGGTAGGCCCTCCGTAGCTCACCGTAACACGGCACAGCCCGGCCGAGCGGGGCAGGCCGCAGATATGCTCCCACGCCCTGACGCCGATGTCCGCTACCCGGCCCTTGCGTTGCATCGCCTTGTCGGGGCCGGCGTCGGTCGAGGTCATCGTCAGGCACCGCTTGGCGCAGATCGTGACCGTCTGGCCGGGGCCGTCCGGGAGCGCCAGGTAGTCGTCGCCGTAGCTCTCCGGCATCCATGAGGCGACACCGGACACGACCACCGCTGCGACGAGGACGGCGGTCATGACGGCGGCCGGGCGTAGGTGCCGCCCGCGATGACCCGTGTCAGCCGGTCAATTGCGTGAAGCAGCAGACGGCGCCTACGCTCCCGCTCACGATACTCCGGGTGCCCGGCCCGCCACACCCGCCAGTACGCGGAGGTGTGCGACCAGCCGCCGCGCGAGCCCTTGCCCGTTGGGATGCTGCGGGAGGACCGAGGCATCATTCGGTCGGGTCCGGGTGCAGCTCGCGCCACGCGAATGGTAGAATGGATGCATGGACGAGCGGTTCTGGTCCCGCGTGGACAAGTCGGGTGACTGCTGGATCTGGACGGGCTACCGGGACCGCAAGACGTATGGGATCGTCGAGCGCCGCAGGGATGGACGCCGCGAGACGCGCGCCCACCGCTGGGCTTGGATACTGACGCACGGCCCGATCCCTGACGGCCTCTTTGTCCTGCACCGCTGCGATAACCCGCCATGCGTCCGACCCGACCACCTCTGGCTCGGCACGACGGACGACAACATGGCCGATATGGCTGCCAAGGGCCGCGCGCATCGAGTGAAGACGCCCGAGCACATCCAAGCCATCGCGGACGCGCAGCGCCGTCGCTACCGAGAGCACCCCGAACGGCATCCCGAGACGATGAAGACGCACTGCAAGCGCGGCCATCCGTTCGACGAGGCCAACACTCGACGGGCTCGTGGCCAGCGTCAATGCCGGGCGTGCCATCGAGACTGGCAACGCCAATACAGGGCTATGCACCGGACGCATCTTCTAGAGGCGGCTGGGCATTAGCCTCTGCCCATGCGGCGTGGTGGCAGATGACCGCGTACTGGTCGCACAGCGCCGCTTGGTTGCGGAGCTTCCGCTTCGTGAGCGGGCCGGGCGCCTGTTTGGCCTCCTCGGCCAGCTCCAGCGCCTGGTCGCGGAGGGTGGCCCACCGGGTCAGGTAGTAGTCCGAGGCGACCGCGGCGGTGTCCATCACGTCACTGGGTCAGTGCGTTGGCGATGCTGATGACGAGCCCGAGGATGAGCGAGCCCACGGTGATCGAGCCGATGATGGCCGCGACCACCATGCCCTGACCGCGAGCCATTCCTTGGCTCCGGGCCGACGAGCCGAGGTCGGTCTTCTGGAGCTCGATGATGAGCGCCCGGATCTCGTCGGTCGCCCGCCGGTCCTCCTCCTTCCACGTCTCGAAGACGCTGATCGTCAGGAACGACGTCGCCTGCTGGCGGAGCTGATCGCGGAACTCGTTCATGCCCTCTAGCCGCTTGTCCACCGCCGCCGCGGCTTTGTCCCGTGCCTGCGACTCGGCTCTGTGGACGTCGGTGTGGGCGTCGGCCAGTTGTTCGAGCATCAACCGGTTCGCGGCGCGGCCCTCGGCTCGCAGCTCCCGCTCGTACATGAGCGACTGCTCGCGCAGCGCCCGCTCCGATGCCAGTCGCTCGGCCAGCAGCGCGGTCGTCAGCGTGGCCGGAGCCGGCCCGGTGATGGGGTCGAGGTCCGGCATTCACGATGCTCCGGTCATCCGTTGTGCCTCGCAGTTTCTTCGGTCGCCATGATGATGCCAAGGCCCACGAACGCCCCGAGGGCGGTGGCGCCGAGGATGCTAGACGCGGCGTTGGGAGCCGTGACGTACAGGTAGGCGAAGATCGACCCGGCCGCCGGCCCTGCGACCATGAACAACGCAACCGCCTCCGCGAAGTCCCGCCTCGCGCGTCGGTCACGGCGCACCCGGTATCCCGCGATGCGCTTCGCAAGAACGTAGCCGTACAGCAGCAGGACCATGATCCCCCAGATCAGCGACGTCACCGTACGGAAGTCCATCAGCCTACGATCCGCCGGATGCCCTCGACGCCGAGCAGCAGGGCGCCGGTGCCGAGGATGAGGAACAGCGGGAAGGACTCGAGCTGGTAGTCGGGCCGGAACGCGTCGACGAGGGCGAGAATGCCGACCAGGCCGATGAGGAACAGCCCGCCGATAGCCCGCTCGCGGTTAAACGGCGGCTTGGTGTTGCCGTCATCGGGCAAGAGGGGACGGCCCCACGCCCGTCGATGACGGGCTACCGCCTAGCCCTGTTGGCGTCAATGGGGCCATCGAGCGCACGCTACCACACCTCTCGGACGATCCAAGCGGTTGCCAGGACGAAGAAGCCTGCCAGCGAGGCCGTGGCAAGGCCCAACGTGAACATCTGGCCTTGCGTCAGGATGTACGACCAGCAGGGGCCGAGGTCATCCGGGAGGCGGTAGGCGATGAAGGTCTGACAGGGTGTCACGCCGGCCGCTCTTTGTAGTGCGTGCGGCTAAACCGGCTCGGCATGACGATACCCTCGCGCTTCTGTGCGTTGTACGCCGTCAGGTCGATGGGCCGGTCGGATGGCGTGACGCTCGGCAGGACGAACAGGCCGGGCTGTAGGTCCGTCCGGTAGCAGTTCAGGTCGCGGCCGCGCTTGATCCCGCCAGGTTGAACGCGGGTGCAGTGGAACCCGGCGGCGATCCAGAAGTCATTCGACTCGGCCGAGCTGGCGCACTTCAACCGGATACCCGTGCAGCCCGCCGCGAGACCCATCGCCGCGAGATCGGCCACCATCCCGAAGCCGAGATGCCGGCGGCGCGAGTCATAGTCAACACAGGCTTGGTAGATCGTCACGTCGTACCCGCCGCGCAAGGCCCCGAACCAAAGGTAGCCGGCCGGGTCGCCGTTGTCCTCGCAGGCTATGACGTGGCGTTCCTCCAACGCCTTGCCCAGCGTCGTCAGCGGGTAGAACGCCAGATCGTCGGCGTTCTGGCGTTGCAGCTTGTCGATGTACGAAAGCGTGATACTCATGGGGTCTGACAGGGTGTCACGGGGACCCAACCGTGCCGACGAACCGGGTGAACGCACGGCTCGGCCGGTAGCTGTAGTCATCTTTCCCGTAGTCGAGCGATTGCAGGCGGTTGCTCGTCCTCATGCGGAAGGTGTCGGCCTGGATGACCCACGTCAGCCGATACGCCTCGCCGCGTGGCGAGCTGTACATCACCACGACGCCACCTTCGTCGGGGAATGGGTCCGTGATGATCGGCACTGGCGCGAACTGGCGAGCCAGCCACCATCGGAAGCGGGTCATTCCTCCCTCCCTGCCGTGGCGGGTGATGAGGCGGCGAGGGCGGCACGCTTACGGATGTTCTCCGCTTCGGTCAAGAGCCACGAAATCACCTTGTCGTAGACATGTTCTAGCACCGAGCCCGGAACGGCGTCTTTCAGGTCCGGCGACATGACCGCTTCGCGCATTCGCAGCACGACTCGATCCTCCGCCGTCAACTCCGAGGGCGGTGACACCGGGCGGGGGTCGGCCACGACCAACTGCCGACAGGTCGGGCAGACCTCGCCGACCGCATCGCCGTACTTGACCGGGCGGGGGTCGGGGGTGTCAGCGGTCCCACCCATCCCAATCGTAATGTCGCTCACGATCCCGTCTCTCCCTTCTCCTGTGCGGCCCGTCGGTGGATGCTCGGCCAGTGCCAACCGCCCCGCTGATCGCGATAGGGGATACCGACACGGCCGCAACCGGGGCACATCATGATCCCGTCTCTCCCTTCTCCTGTGCATCGACGGAGACCGTGTACTGCGGCGCATCGAGGCGCTGCTGGGCCTCGAAGACATAGCGAACGCTCTCCAGCGAGGGCGTCTCCCTGCCGGTGTCCCAGCCATCGGCACGGATCGGGTCAGCGTCCGGCCGGGGCAGACCGAGGATGTAGTCGAGCCAACCGGCGTTGAACGTGTTGGCGTTGACGGACTCAATAACGTGCCTCACGATCCCGTCCGCTCCCTTCTCCTGTGCGGCCCGCAACTGCCGCGACAGCGCGACACGGCAACGAGCCGAACAGGTGCGGCGGTCACTCCTGGACCTCTCCGGGAGCGACCGGCCACAGATCACGCAGCGTCGGGTCACAGGCCCAGCAACCTCCCGGCGAGCGATCCGGGTTCCGCCGTCACGGGCACGCCGCCACGATGGATGGGGCAATAGACGTATGCGCTGTCGCCCCACTCGATGCGGGCTTCCCAGCCCTCGCGTTCGGCCGTCGCCATCAGTGCGGCCTCATCCTGCTCCGACCACGGACCATGATCGTCCTCAACCTCGATGGTCAGATGCTTGTCGCAGCCCGAGCACGAGAGTCTTACCTCTGCCATGTCCACTCCTTCTGTTACTCTTGCATAATGCAAGTGTAACACAGGTGTCAAGTCCCCTTCTCCTGTGCGGCCACGAGGGCGGCGAAGATGGCGGCGGCAAACGTCCCGGCTGTGGTCTTGCTGGCCCCGATGTAGAACTCCTGCCACGGGTCGGTGGCCCGCAGCGCCGTCGCCAGTTCGGCCTCCGAGACGAGGAGGCGGGAGGCGAGGTTGGCCCGAGCGGCCACGCACCGTTCCTCGGGGCAGAGGCCCACGGCGTGATGGGCGTAGAGCTGCTGTAGGTCGGCGTTCATAGTGCCAACCCCAAAACTTCCTGAGAGCAGCGCGTGGCGGCGATCTCGCAGTAGCGCTCCTCGATCTCGATACCGATGGCCTTACGACCTAGGGACTTGGCGGCGAGCAGCGTCGTCCCGCTGCCCATGAACGGGTCTAGAACGGTCTCAGACGCCCCGGACTGGTTCCATGTGTAGTCCGCGCCGTCCCGGACCAACCAGTAGATCCGTTCATCTGACGGCGCAAACATGCGGGCATTGAATGCCACGGCCCCTGGACGATCCCAGATGATCTCCTGACGCACCGACCAACCGGCGAACTGCCGCACGAGGTCTAGCGGATGAACCATCGCCCGGTTTCGGTACCTGACCTTGTGGTTGTAGAACCACGAACCACCCGGTCGGACCTGTAGGCCAACGGCATCGGCGATGGCTGCCTGCCACTCGACGTAATCCGCCTCGTCCATGTCGTCGGCGTAGCCGTGATCGCGCACAGCTGCCAACCACCCACTATTGCGGTGCATCCCGGTCGGGACCGCCGGAATGCGTGCCCCGAGCGTGTTGTAGGGTGGCGAGGTCACGACCGCATCGACGGACCCAATGCCCGGCAGCACGTCCAAGGCGTCCCCGTGGTAGATCGTCACGAGGTCGTCGGAGTAGTAGGGCGTCATCGTCACCTCGGCGTGATGGGCGTAGAGCTGCTGTAGGTCAGCGTTCATGGCACTAGCTCCAGGACAGCCTGCGACACGGCTGCTTCGGGTGCCTCGTTACCTAGAACGTCCCAGCCGTAGCGGCGGCGGCGGGCGAACAGTTCCAGCCGTGGGGCAGGGCTGACCCGCTCTACTAGTTCATAGAAGCGGTCGGGTTTGGCCGAGTGCTCGTGACGAGCGGCGGCGAAGTGATTGCTTACCCGCAACTCGGGCGGGATCGGAGCCGAGCCACGGACTCCGAACAGGACGTGCTCGGTATCGCCCCGGAAGTACCAGCCCATGCCCGGTGCTCCGAGCTTGTGCCACGTCAACATCGTGACGTAGCGGAAACCCCACGCCGTGAGAATGTCCTGCGGGCCGCAGTCGTCCGTGTCCTCTTTGAACAGGCGAGGATTAGTGACCCAAAGGTATAGGTGCGCCGAGTCGGCGGCCATACCCGCGACCGGGAGCGACGCGATCTCGGCGTTGCTCATCGTCGGATAGTTGTCAGCGGCTGCACGGTTAGAGCCTAGCCCCGAGTCCCGCTGATACCGCCACGGTGGATCGGCCACGATGGCCCGGTACTTCTCGGCGTGATGGGCGTAGAGGTAGTCCAGGTCAGCGTTCATCAGTGCGCCACTCAATCACTCGTACCAATGGGACAAACCGCGTACTCGGGTAAGGCGTCGGTGGGATATCACCGGAATAGCGGACGAGTCGGAGCATTTGCCCATCGATGGAGACTGTCCCCCAATGGTGATCCTCACGATGCGTACCATTCGGCTCTAGCCAAACCAGGGTCCACATTTTTGGGTAGATGTCGCTCACTTGCCCCAATCCCCCTCGTCTGGTGGTTCAGTGAACAGGGTCGTAAACGGCTCCCACAGCGCGACGTGCTTGACGATACGCCACAGCCACTCAGGTACCCACGCTCGCTTCGGTCGAAAGATGTGGTAGTCCGTCATCCCTCCTCCTCGGCGTGATGGGCGTAGAGGTAGTCCAGGTCAATCATGCTGGCCCCTTCTGAATGCTGGACAGGATCTCGTGGAGAGCGGATGGTCCGCGCTTCTGCGCCTCGCGCTCCTGTCGTGGAGACGTGCCGGCTGCTCGAGGGTTCGTCCCGGTAGCCCGTGGGTTCGTCCCGTTCGCTCGTCGCCCCACTTGTGGGGGAGGGGTAGTCTCTTTCTCTTCTCGTTCTCTTACTAGCATTGCGTTCGGTGATGCGATCGCATGTGCGTTCGCATTCCACCTCGCATGTGCGCCAGCATTACCGGCCGCATTGCGGCGGGTCCGCTCGGCATCATGCCCTCGCAGTGCGTACGTATAGTCGGGACCGATTGCGACTAGCCCAGCATCCACGAGCGTCTGCACGGGCTTGCTGCGGGCCGACCGGGGCAGCTCAGGGGTCAGCGGCCACGCCTTCTCCGCTACCACGAGGAGTCGCATCCAGGTCGCAAACGCCGCATCGTCGGCGTAGACGTGCGGGTACTCCCGCAGAAAGTCGTCGTAGAAGAACCGCGCGAACGGGCGCTTACGATCATCTGACATCCCAAGCCTCTATGAGTGCAACGTGACGCGGCGGAGGCTTGGGACCGACGCCTGTGCGCCACGCTGCACTCATATCTTACGCCCATAGAGGCGGCCTCGTCCGTCATTCGGGAGGCGTCCCCCTCCGGGCGTAGGGCGGGCGCAGCATAGACCCTCGGCCTGCATGGCTGCGGCATAGGATGCGGGGCAGTCGGCACATGGACGGATGGCTCCGCGACGGACGCGGGCCGCAGCCTCGAGCCAGCCGGCCAGCTCGTCCGCTGACATGCAGTCGTAGGTCATCGCCAGCACTTCCGGCATAGGTTCCCGTCAGGGCGGCCCCATCGGGACACCTCATCGGCGCGGCGGATACGAGCGCCACACTGGACCCACGAGCGGATGTCGGGTATGCCGTCAACGCCACCGGCAGCACGCTCGGACCGGAGACGATGCCATCGCCCGCCGCTCCTGAGACGGACCGCCGCTTCCTTCGACGGACCCCACGTCTCCCTCACAGCAGGCTCGCAGGGTACGGGTCAACCTGGACGTCCTCGTCGTTGACGGAGCGAAGGTAAGCCCGAAGTTCGCGCCTATGGGATGTGGCCCACGAACTCCACAGGTGGTGGTACTCGCAGAGGGTCACGAGATGGGCCGCGTCGGAGGGTGCTCGCTTGCCCATCATCGGCTCGTCGCGGACGTGATCCAAGGTTGCGCGGCCGGCGCAGTCCATGAACGAGCCGCCGAGACGGGGAGCAACGCAGCAGTACCCGTCACGGGCGAGCACCGCTGCTCGCATCTCGGGCGTCACGGGATCGCGGCGCGGCTTGCGGCGGATCATGCCAGCGCCAGTTCCATCTGGTCTTTCTCCACGATCCAGTAGCCCTTGCGCGAGTCCGTCCGCTTCCGGCATTCGATGACGATGCCCGCTGCCCGCGCGTCCGACACTCGGCCCGTGACGTTCACAAGGCTTGTAGCCAGGGTGATCTCGAGCGACGTGGCACCGGGGTTGTCACGGAGGAAGCGGATGAGGGTCTGCGTTTGCGTCACGCTGGCACCTCGAAGTCGAAGGGCAGCGATACATCGTCAGGCGGCTCGGGTCCGACGTCCTCCTGTGCCGGCAGGATGAACTCCGGCCCCTTGATCCGATCGAGGTCCAGCACCTGGTACGTCTGCGTGAACGCCTTGCTCTTGGCGGTGGCGGGCTTCGTGAACGTCTCGTCACGGACGCGGCCCCAGCAGCTCACCCGCTGCCCGATGACGCCCTCTCGGAGCGACGACAGGACGTAGGCCAGATCGCCCTTGGCGATGACCTTGATGCCACCGGCAGGTGACACGAGCTTGAACGCCAGCACCGCCCCGTCCGGCCCCACCTTCGGCAGGAAGTCGGGGAAGTCCTTGGCGATCTCCGCGGTGCCGATGAGGCTGCCGTCTCCGTTGACGAGCGGCGGCGGTGCGGCGGCCAGTTGCTCCCGCTCCTTGGCGTTCTGCGACGCCGGGGTGAGCGGCTCCTGCTTGTTCTGGACCTCCTGCGACGAGGCGATGCTGCGGTCGATGAGGATGCCCAGCGACCCGATCGCGCGGCCCCATGCGGACGTCTCGGCGTTCTCGATCTCGGAGCCACGGGTGTATGGCGTGGAGCCCGGCAGCATCAGCCAGGACGTCCCGACGCCGGGATGCGGGTCGTCGGGCGAGCGGTAGGCGTGGGCCGTGACGATGACGCGCGGCACGTCGTCGGGCTCGCGGGTCAACTGGACATCGGCCGTGACGAGGCGCCCGTCGCTGTACAGCTCGTAGAACAGCTTGATGCGGTCCTTGACCTCGACGTAATCGCCGAGTTCGAACTTCTTCTCGCTCATCGGACTCCCTCACGGACGATCAGCGGCGGAGGCCACCCCTCGTCTCGTTTCCAGCCTGCGCAGTCGCACACGGCCTCGCGCTCGCCCGTGAGCATCCGGTAGACATTGGCACAGCCGCGCGGCGTGTGAACGCCCGGCACATGGCCGCATCGCTCGCAGATAGCCTCGTACTTGGGGAGTCGAAACTCCGTCATGCCACGCCCGCCTCTCGGGCCAGCCGCTGCACCCGCGTCTCGAGGAACGCCTCGTGGTCCGCGCCCTTGCAGTCGCAGCAGTACGCGCCCTCGATGATCGCGGGATCCAGCGAGCCGCACGTCCGGCAGGGGAAGTGGTCGCGGTAGTAGTCGAGGCGGAAGTCGGCTGCCGCTCGCGGGTCGAAGCCGCTGGTGATGTCGTCGTCGTAGAACTCGTCGCCGCTCATCACTGGACTAGCCCTGCCTCTCGTAGTTGGCCCCGCGTGAACATGGCGATGATCCCGTCTTCGGCCGTGACCTCTCGCGCCATCGCGAGGTGGTAGGCATCGCGGGTCTCCGCGATGGTCAGGTTGGAGTAGCCGAACTCCCGGAACGCCTTGCAGAGCTTCGTGATCCGAACGCAATGCGGGCAGTCCGTCGCCAACTGCGGCGGGTGATCCGGCCCGAGGCCGGCGTGGTCGATGGTGTCCATCACACCACCTCAACCGACGTGCCGCGGAAGCCGGTGAACTCGCGTGACGCCAACTCCCAGCCGGGCTCGCCCCGGTCGTCCTCGGGTCCGGTGGCGCAGACGTTCTCGTGGCAGTCGACGCAGACCCCGAAGTAGATGCCGTCGACCCGCTCCTGGTCGCGGACCGTCTCGTGGGAGCACTCGTCAGGCTCCTCCACGACCAGTCCGATCCGGCGCGGCGTCTCGACGGTGTGCGAGAACTGCGGGTCACGGATGCGGGCCATCGCCCTCGCCTCGTCGGCGGTCGCTGCCGTCACGGTGACGCGGATGACCCGTGAGTGGACGTTGGTCCTGTAGTAGCGGACGCGATACCGATACATGACTTCCCCTTTGGGTAGGCGGGCCGGTCGGCGTCACTCCGACCGGCCCTGACGGACGCCCCAACCCGTTGAGCTGTTCCTTTGGCTCCGGGTCTTCAGGCGGCCGGCGGTGCGCCCCGAGCGCACTCGGGAGGGGGGAGTCCCGTTCATCCGGGGCGCACCGCGGGCTGTCTGACTATCTGGCGGTAATGGCGATGAAGATGCCTGCGACGATGGCGATGTAGGCGATCCACTGGACGATGGCGGAGCGCCAGGACTCCTCGGGCTCACCCCACATGTCGCATCTCCTTGGCTTGGAGCCGCTCCAGCCACGGCGGTCGGACGGGCTCCGGCTTCTTGGGCTGCTCGGCCTTGCGAGCAGCGATGCGGCGGGCTAGTGGTCCGGTCATGCGACTTCCTCCCCCTTCTTCGTTAGCAGCTCCCCCAAGACAGAGCGCAGCCGGGCGGCCTCCTCATCGGTCGGCACAACGCCGCGCTCGATGATGGATAGCCGCCCGGAGTTGATCTGCGTTCGTCGTGCGATCTCGCGCTGTGACAGGCCGGTCGCCTCTCGCATCGCCTTCCACGGTGGGGTCTGGTTCTGCGCCATGCACCTACTGTATAGCGGTGCATAGCGGGCTGTCAAGCCCTATGCCTTGGTCAGTCCGTAGCAGTCGATGTCGCCGCTCGTGATGTTGCCCGATGACATCAGGAAGCGGATCGCCGTGACGGCGGTCGTGACGACGTAGATGCCGTCCACCGAGGCGTTGATGATCGCTCCGGCGTTGTCAACGTAGCCGCAGGTTCCAAGGAACCGTTTGGTAGCGGCAGTCGATGACGGGTTGTACAGCCTGAACGTCCCGTCGAACGGCAGCGCCACGTCGCTCTTGATCCCGCCCGAGGCGTCCAGGACGATCGACGTCTGGCTCGCGCTGTTGCCCGCGTGGGTCGAGCCGGTCGGGGAGTTGCGGAACCCGGCCCAGCCGTAGTTCGTGCCCGAGTCGTACGTCGGCCCGCCGCCCGTCCCCATACGGAGCAGCAGGTTCGTGTTCGTCGTGGCGGGCATCAGGTTCACGATCTCGAACACGTACTTGTCGTACGTCGAGCTGATGAACGACGTAAAGTCCAGCGTGGCCGAAGCCGATGCTGTCTGCCGCTGCAGCCACACCATCGAGCCACCACCGCCACCGGTGGCCGTCAGGGAACCGGCCGCGAGGGACAGGCCCGAGCCTACGGTGATCTCCTCGATGGCGCCCGTGCTGGCCGTGGTGCGGCCGAGCAGCCGAGCGGTTGCCTGGGTCAACCCCGACGACGTGATCGCCCCGGCAGCCACGCCCTCGATGGTGCGGTCCGTGCCGCTCGAGTTCGTCGCCTTGAGGAGGTGCGTGGTCGAGTCGATGTAGAGCCGCTGCTTGCCCGCGGCAGGAGCGGACGGTTCCGTGCCCTCGGTGATGAGGATCGACGGGAACGCGTTGTCCGATGCCTTCGTCACGGTGCTCTCCTACGGGTCGGCGTACACGAGGTCGTCCTGGGCCTCGTTCTGGATGAGGTCGGCGAAGATCAACGGCGTCGAAGCCCCGGTGTCCACGATGAGGATCTCCCCGATGCCGCCCGTGGAGTTGGTCCACGAGACGCCCGCGCTCGCGCCCGAGTTAGCCACGAGGAACTGGCCGTCCGTCCCGACCGCGACCCGCGCAACGGTGTCGGCCGCCGTCGCGGCGATGAGGTCGCCCTTCGCGTCCACGATGGCCTTGGCGATGAAGTCGGTATGGGCCGAGCCGGAGTGAGTCGCATCTACTGTAGGGTTGGGATACGTCCCGCCCAGCTCGCCGCCGGCCGCGCCGCTGGGGGTGGCTCCGGGTAGCTCCCCGATCTCCTCATATGCGAGGTTGGCCCCGCCGTTGACCGTGAACAGGTGATCCGGCCCAACGCCCGCCTGGACCCCGAACCAACGGCAATGGCCCCTGATCTCATCCGAACCATCATCAACATCGTTGACGATGACCGCCCACGCCGGGTTGATCGGCCCGCCCGCTCCGACGTTGGCGTGCTCGGCGTCGTACCAGAAGTCGACGTAACAGGTGCCGCTAGCCAACACCCCGGTCGGGGTGCTCGTGCTAACCAGCCGGAACTGGCCGCCGGGGTGGTACATGAACGGCAGTTCGACGCCGACCATGCACAGGGACACGATGTAGTTGGCATCGACAAGCTCGCCGTGGAGGATGCCCGTGTAGAAGCCGATCACCATGATCGTGTCTTCTAGGGACAGGTCGGAGTTGTTCGTCTGCGGCAGCTTGATGCCGTAGGCGTTCGTATGGCTTGGCTGGGTGAACGTCAGTGACCAGACGCCGTTGACCGTGATCAGCAGCCCGTCCCGGCGACCGCCTTGCGTGGTCGAGAGGTTCCAGAAGCTGAACGTTGGGTTGTTCGTCGCATCGCAGATCAGGTCCCGGATCACGACCTCGACGTTGTTCTGGCCCGAGTTCCCCCCGGAGATGACGGCGGCTGTGCCCGACGCGCCCGTGAGCGTGGACTTGATGATGGAGTAGCCGGATGGTCCCGGCACCGTGCCGTGGAGGGAGAACGGCGGCCGCGCGGCGCCGAGGAAGGTGATCGTGATCTGGTCGGCCGACGACGTGCTGACGTTGGGCAGCAGGATCTGGCCATTGAACGCGCCCGTGTCCTGCAACGCCCCGCCGATGAGGTAGGTGCCGGGCGGGAAATAGAGGGTGGCCGACTGCGTGCCCGACGCCGTCGCGGTGGTGATTGCCGACTGGAACGCCGTCGTGTCGTCCGTGACGCCATCGCCGACCATCGTGCCGTCCGTCGTGACGTCGAACCACGGGAGCGTCACGCTGCCGCCCGACGAGAACTCCGTGAACGTCAGGGACGTGGAGCCGACCGTCGGCAGGCTGGTGTTCGTGTTCCGAAAGACCTTGCCGCCGTTGGTCGTCCCGGCGATGACGTAGACGAACGAGCCCATCGTCTGGAGCCCGGTCAGCATGTCGTAGGCCCGACCGGGCGAGGCGCGCACCACGTAGATGCCGTTCTGCGAGGCCGTCGACTGGTCCTTGAGGAGTACCCGGTCGCCGGCGGCCAGTGTCACCCCGTCGATGGAGTCGCCAGCGTTCAGGCCGGTGGCGATCGTGACGGTGGCCGTGCTTGCCACCCGGACCGGCTTGTGCCACTGCTGGTCGCGGTGGAACTCGTCCTTGTGGGCGTCCAGCCGGATAACGTCATCGGTCATGTGCCGGGACCTCCGACGTTCGCCTGGTAGTTGACCGTCACCCGCTCTGCCCGCGTGTCGCCCTGAGCCCCGAGCGGCGCGAAGTCGAGCGAGAACGTGCCCGCGTCGGGATCGACCTCGGTGATGCCGTTGATGATCGGCACGCCGTCGACGAACACCTCGAGCGACCCCGAAGCGTACGGGTAGCGGGTCGTGAACGAGGTGGTGGTCCCGTCACCGTCGGCCACGAACTCGTTCTTGACGTGCATGAGGGCGCCGGGCGGGATGCCTCCCGCGTTCGTGCAGATCAGCGACAGGGCAACGCTCGCGCTCTGCGTGCCGGTCGAGCGGTCGGTGCCGATCGTGTAGCTGCCCGACGCATCCGATACCAGCAGGTGCCCGATGGTCCGCGTGGACTGCGGCCCGATGTTCACCTCGTCGTCGGTGATGAAGCCGCCGATGTTGGGCAGGTTGTGGATGGGTCCGTCCACGCCGAAGGTGGCGACGAGAACGCCCAGCGTCCCGGCGGTTGGAGTTATCGTGATGGTCGCAAGGCCCTCAGAGCCGTCCGAGTCCGACAACTCCGCCACCACATCGACCGTGTCGACGCCCGCCCACTCCTGGAGCTGGCCGTACGGATATGTCCGGCCGGTGGAACCCGACCCGGTGAACACGATCGCCACGTCCAGCGGCTCCGACGACGCCGCGATCCTTGTGTAGACCGCAACGTACTGCGACTGCCCGCCGACGCCCGCCACCGAGACGTCCGCCTGGTACGTCCAGCCCGCCACTGTCGGCGTCGGGACGTGCTCCGGACTGCCCTCCGAGATGAACGAGTAGATCAGCAGGTTGCCCGGCGTCGGCGTGCTGCCCCATGTGCTCGTGTACGTGCCGGGCGGCGACTCTACCGGACCGGCGTAGACCTCCTGCTCGAGCGATACGTTGTCGATGTCGCATGTTGGCTGGAACGGCCCGCCGCCACCGCCGCCACCGGGGCCGCGGTTCAGGCCCGCCGCTCGAGCCTCGATGTGGACGTCGTACAGGTCGTCTGTGCCAGCGGTCGGGATGACGTTGCGACGGATGACCTGGAGGGTGGCGCCCGGCGAGGCGTAGCCCGGCAGATGGGAGAACGTACCCGTGAAGCTCATGCCGGCGTGGAGCTTGTTCACGACCGAGGCCGGGAGCTGCACCATGAACGTGATCGTGTCCCGCTCGGCACCGTGGACCGCGAGCATCGACTGGACGAGCGAGTTGGCCGTGGCGACCTTGCCGACGCGGTCCGTCCGATACACGAGGTCGCGCTTGAACTCCACCGACAGCGGCTCGGGGTTCGTCGGGTTCAGTGCGTCGATCGTGTCCTGGTCGCGGGCGTAGACGTACTGGCCGCCGAGGTAGCCGAACAGGATCCCGGTGTACTGGTCCTCCGGCGAACGGCTGAGGCTGGCGTCGATGGCCGGCGCGAACACCGTGGTCCCGTTGTAGTCGGCGAGAACGTTGGAGATCGAGAGCGTGCTGGCGGGGTTGTCCGCGAACAGGTCGTAGTGGAGGCTGATCTGGTTCGCCGAGTCGTCCCAGTAGGCGTAGAAGTTCTTGCCCGACGTCCCGACCACGGACATGAACAGCTCGGCCGGGTACTGGGTGATGTAGTCGGACGGCCCGAAGTTGACCGGGTTGTCGGTGGTGTTGAACCGGCCGTTGTCATAGACCGGCGTGCCCGCCATCGGCGCCGACGCCTGCGCGAACGCCACCCGCGCGAGGTCCGTCTCCTCGGGCCGCTTGGCGCTGCTGGCGCGGAACACCTCGAACGAGAACGCCGCGTTCTGGTCGATGATGTCGCAGTCCCAGACCCGCCCGGCCCCGTTGCGGTACTGCCCGCGGTCGATGTTCTTGCCGAAGATCCAGCCGGTGAAGATGCGCTCCGCGCCGGTGCAGGCCGACTCCTCGACGGTGAACGTGTGCCAGCCATCGATGTCGAGCGTGCCGCCCGGATCCTCGATGCGGACCCCGGCCGTGGAGGGCTCGCCGTACCACGCGGCCGAGGGCAGCCCGATCACGCCCTGCTCGGCGTCGGTGTTCATCCGCACCGTCTGGTAGGGCAGCAGGATCCCGTCGAGATTGAACTGGATGGTCACACGGCCACCTTGTAGATCGACTTGTACGTGTTGAACGTCTTGTTGAACTCGCGGATCGTGACCGGGACCGTGACGCGGTTGTTGACCGTCACGCTCAGGTCCTTGTCACGGATGGCCGCTGCCGCCTGCTGGCCCGCGTGCGCGGCGGCCAGGGTAGTGCCCCGGATCGCCTCAAGCCGCTCGTTGGAGATGTTCTGCTTGGTAGCAAGCTGCTGCTCGTCGGCGTGCAGCTTGTCCACCGCCGCCTTGATCGCGGTCTGGGACGTGCCGACGTAGGCGAACGAGGCGTTGAGCGCGTCGGCCTTGGCGTTCTGCGCCACGGCAGCCATGCGGATGGACTCGAGCCGTTCGTTGGTGATGTTCTGGGCGGTCGCCATCTGGGACGACGTCCCAGAGCTGTCAGGGACGCGCACCGTGTTCTTCGGGAACAGCAGCTCCCAGAACGGCTTGGCGCCGCCCTCCGGCTCAGGCGGCAGGAACTTGTCCGGCGTGATGAGGTTGGGGAACAGTTCGTTCTTGACGGGTTCGGCGATCGAGACGATTGCCACGGGCAAGGCGACGGTGGCCGCGATCTGGCCGACCTTACCGAGGATCCCGCCACCACCTCCGCCAGCACCCGGCACGCCGCCGACCCCGCCGACCGACGTGACCCACAGCGGGTTGGCGGGGGATGAACCGCGCCCGAGGAACTGCCCGCCGAGCGCACCGACGATGTCCTTGCCGAGCGACGTGATGAGCCCGCCGGTGACCTTGTTGATTCCGGCGCCGATGAGGATGAGCTTCTTGAAGTCGTCGGGCAGGGCGTTGAACACGTTGAACGCGCCCTGTGCCAGCTCGGCCGAGAGCTTGAGGCCGTCGATGAACGGGGTCCAGTCGACCTTCCCGACCGCGTTGGCGACCTTCTCGAAGCCGCTCGCCAGGTCGGTCCCGAACTTCTCGATGGCCGGCTGGTTCTCGTTGACGAACTTGTTGAGGCGCTGGAGGAGCGGTGTGATCTTCGGCAACAGTTTCGAGCCGATCGTGATCGCCATGTCCGTGAGGATGTTCTTGGTGATCTGGAGCTGGGAGGCGAACGTCTTGAACCGCTGATCCGCTTCCTTCGTCAGGGCGGTGTTGTCCTTGAACGCCTTGTTGGCAACGCCCATCTGGTCGGTGACGAGCTTCTCGTTATTGGCGAGGCCGAGTAGCGTCCGGGTGATCCGGCTCTCGCTGAACCCGAGATCCTCGAGGATGCGGAGCTGCTCCCCCTGGTCGAGCTTGCCGAGGTTGGCGAGGAACCGCTGGAGGGCAGCGCCCGCGTCCTTGTCGAAGTTCTTCTTGAACTGCTTCGACGACGTGCCGGAGATCTTGGCGAAGAGCTCCAGCTCCTCGCCGCCATCCGCCACGAACTTGGCGGTGTCGATGAAGAACTTCTGGAGGGCGGTGCCACCGGCCTCGGGCTCGATGCCCAGCGAGGCGACCGCGGACGACAGCCCCAGCACCTGCTCGGTGGTCAGCCCGATCAGTTCACCCGCCGCGCCGGTCCGCTCCGCGATGGCGATGATGTCGGACTCGGTCGAGGCCCCGGCGTTGCCGAGGGCGACCAGCGCCGAGGCGAACTTGCTGTACTCGTCGCCGGTCAAGTGCAGGATGTTCGTGATGACACCGAGCGAGTCGGCGGCCTCGTCCGCCGTCAGGTTGGTCGTCACGCCCAGCAGGGCGGTGACGCGGACGAACTCCTCGAGCTGGTCGATGGGAATGCCAAGAGCGCCGCCGGCCTCACCCAGACGGGCGAGCTCGGCGGCGCTGATCGGGATCTCTTTAGAAAGCTTGCGGAAGTCGTCGCTGAGTTTCTGGAGTTGCTCCTCCGACCCGTCGACGGTCTTGCGGACGCCCGCGAACGCCGACTCGAAGTCGGACGCGGAGTTGACGAGAAGCAAGAACCCGCCCGCTGCGGCGGCGGCGCCGACCTTGACGGCCTTGCCGATGTTCGAGCCGAACTTCCCCAGCGACTTCTGGGTCCGGGACGTGGCCTTGTCGAACGCCTGGAAGTCGCTGCGGGCGCTCCGCAGCGCCGACTTGAAGTTTCCCTTGAGGTTGAGCTCGACGACGAGTTCCTGCGTGTCGGCGAAGGCCACGGGTTACTCCTTGGCGTGACCTACCACCTTGGCGGCGCGGCTGAACGCTTCGTCCTCGGCTGCGGCCTCCGCGATCTCGGCCTGCTCCGCGGCCCGTTCATGCTCTCGTGAACGTCTACCGACTGATCGCTGCCACAGCACCTCGTAGAGGGCCACGACATCCCGGAAGTCGTCCGGCAACGGGCCGAACTCAGCCCGCAGGATCGCCTTTACCGCGCGCGGGGTCTGGACGAGCGCTTGGTAGGCCGGGGGGAGCCATCGGTAGTCGGCCCACTCTCGGAGGACGAGTTCATCCTCCGCCGTAAAGGGGCGAGCACGACCGCTGCATAGACGTCGTCACCACGGTCGCCGATCTCGAACTGGTCCTCGAACGGCAGCGCCTCGAGCGCCTCGCTGGTCAGCGGAACGGGCTTGCCCTCGTCGTCGAGGAGGTTCCACGCCACGACGCCGTGGCGGAGGTAGACGCCCCACGCCTTGTTGGCGTTGCCGACGCCGTCGCCAGAGAAGATTGCGGACAGCGCGGCCACGTTCTCATCGAAGGACAGCCTCGGCTTGAACGTGACCGTGTCGCCGTTTGGATGGGGCGTTCCGGGACAAGCGCAGTCCCGGAACCTGACTGGTGTCATCGAGCGCTCCTATAGGGGGTTACGGCGCCAGCAGGGTGAGTTGCTCGTTCACGACCACGACCTTGATCGCGTACGTCAGGGTCGAGTCGTAGAAGCCGCGATAGGTGAAGGTGATGGTCGAGTTGCCGCCGATCTCGCCGTCGCTGGCGGAGATGAGACGGGCCGGAACCCGGATGGACTGCGAGAACGGGGTGGACGCGCCGATGATCTCGGGCGACGTCGTCTTGAGCTCGATGTAGCGGTTGGGAACAGGGGTGTCGTCGAGGGTCGCCCGCTCGGCGATGGTGGCGGTCGTCTTGGCGACCACGAGCTCGACCGTGATCTCCCGCTCGCCCCGGCCGTAGCCGCCGAGCTGGAACCGGGTGTTCGAGCCGTTGGCCCAGCGCTTGAGGTCGAGGTTGTTGTTCACGGTGACCGTGGCGCCGTGGATGGCGTCGGTCAGCTTGGTCGTGCCGATGTTCGCGGCGGTGGTGTCTAGGTAGACCTCGGTGTCGGCGCCGTACACCCAGTTGGGCGTGCTGTCGACGGTCAGTCCGCCGGTCGGACCGGAGCCGATCTGGACGCGGGCGTAGACGACGTCCGCGCTGACATCCCATGCCGAGAGGTCGTCGCCGAAGCCGACCTCCAAGGAGTTGATGACCGCCGAGCCGCCGATGAGGAAGTCGGTGGTCGCGTCATCACCCCATTCGTCGGTGATATAGGGGAAGTCGTCCGCGGTCAAACTGGCGGCGGTGAACGTCCAGATCCGGCCGGTCGCGCCGCCGGTCGGGGCCGTCACGTCCTTCAACGTCATGGCCCACAGCATCGAGGCGTCGTTGAACGCCTCCTTGCCGGTCCATGTCGAGGTGACCGAGAGGGCACCGTTGAACGGGGAGAGGATCGGGTCGAGCGAACCCACATCGACGTCGGGCTGCTCGCGGGCCGGGTCGACGACGATCGGACCCCTGTATGGGATGGCGCGGGTCGCGGCAACGTTCGAGCTGAACGCCGTCTGCTTCCCAACCTGATGCTTGCGGAACCGGGTAAATCCCTGGATAGGCACCTGCTAGCCCCTTTCTCTCGGGCACACGTAAACACCCGCGACATGCGGGCGTTGTGGGGGGAATGCGGCCCGAGCGGGCCGGAGCGCTGTAGGTGGTCAGCGGCCCTCGGACACTTCGAGGTCCGGGAACGAGAACCGCGCGGCCGGGAACCGGGACTGCCCGATCTCCTCGATGGCGTCGGTGACGGTCATCCGCGACCAGACGGAGTTGTTGGTGATGTGTCCGCCGAACGCCCCGCCATAGTCGCCGATGAAGTCCACCAGCGAGTCAACCGTCTGGTCGAAGGTGTCGGCCACCTGCCCCGCCTCGGTCGGCCGGCCGACGAGGATCAGCGTCGGCGAGATGACCCGCGTCCGGAGGCCGACCTCGAAGCCGATGGCCTCCGGCCGCAGATCGAGGTAGGTGTATGGGATGTCCTTGGCACTCTCGGGGTCCATCCGGAAGTGCCGGGTCACGAGCGTCGGGTGGGCTGCGATGTACGCCGCCATCATCGTCGTGAAGCCCGCCACGATGTCGGTCCGGACGCTGCTCATCCCGCGCTGTTCCAGCGCTTGACGATGAGCTCCTGGAGCATCCCGATCGACTTGCGCGCCGCCGGGATGAGATACGGATGGCCCTGCCGCGCCGGCTGGTGGACGACCATCGCGAAGTGCGTGGCCTGCCCGCCGCTCCGGAGCCTGCCGGTGAGTCTGCGAGGCCCGCCCCACGCCAGCACCTTGGCCTTGCGCGGCCGGATGGTGACGGCGCGCCGCCCGAACTCCTCCGCTGCCGCATAGGGCTGCACAGCGCGGACGATGGCCGAGTCGTCGGTCACCGGACCGGGGAGGATGCTCCGCTGAAGGTTGCCGGTCACCCGGTGGACGTTGCGCTGGGCCTCGGAGATCGTCGCCAGTTGCAGGGCACGCATGTCGGCCGCGGTGTCGCCGATGGCGTTGAGGCGCCGGATCAGCGCGTCCATGCCCTCGACGCTAGACACTGGACACCTGCGTCCGGACGGCCCAGTTGGCGACGAACTGGGGCGACGACAGCGGCTCGGCGCCGAGGTCGATCTCCTGCCCGCCCGGGAGCTGGATGACCCCGGATGCGCCGGACTTGGCCCGCCAGTAGAACCACGCCGTCAGGAACTTCACCTGCTCGGTCACGTCGTCGCGCCACGTCGGATGGCCGATGAAGCCGCTGACCCGGACGTCGAGCGGCATCCCGGATCCGTACCGGCCGAACAGCGTGTCGAGGTTCTTGTCCCACCACTGGGGGTCGGACTTGTACCAGTCGCCGGTCCGGTCGAAGGCGTAGAGCTGGAGCGTCGTGGAGACGTCGCTGTTGCGGCGGTCCGGCAGGAGCCATGCGTTCGTGCCCTCGGTCAGGGTTACACCCGACAGGGTGATCGTCCGCGTGGCGTCCGTCCGTGGCACGTCGTAGATGCGGACGAGCGTCTGGCCGTCGCTCGACCAGTCCTGGACCGTGTTCGAGGCGTAGGCGAACCGCCGGCCGGTGTCGGCCTCGGCCTGTGCCACGGCCGACAGGAGGCACGACGAGATGAGCGTGTCATCGCCGGATCCCGTGATCCCGAGGTAGGTCTTGATGTCAGCTAGCGATGGACCGGGCATCGGGTTCCTCGAGGATGGCAAGGAACTCCGCCGTGGCGGTGTCCCAGTTGAACGACCGTTGGACGTGGCGTCGGCCCTCCGCGCCGAGGGCACGTCGCCGGGAGGGCCTGCGGAGGAGGTCGAGCACGGGCTCCACGAACCCGCGCGGGTCGGGGATCACCCAGTCCATGCCCATCTTGGAGTGGTAGCGGACGGGCTCGCCATAGGTGTCCATGAGCGGCGGCACTAGGACGCCGCCGGGGCCGATGACCTCGACCTCGGCCGCCCATGCCGTCGACACGACGGGCGTCTCGCAGGCCATCGACTCCGCGAGCGTCAGCCCGAAGCCCTCGCCGCCGGTGGTGGTGACGTAGACGTCGGCCGCGTTGTAGAGCGCGACCAGCCCCTCGACCGGGAGCCCCTTGAAGGTGTCGTGCGCGCCGGTGAACCGCACCCGCTCCCGCAGATCCTCGGGCATCCGCAGCACTTCGGCCCGAAGATCGGCGCCGTCGATGTCGTCTGGCTCGCAGTGGAGCAGGAGATCGGTGTCTGGTTCCTGCTGGGCGATCGGGACGAACGCCTCGAGGAGTCGGTAGTAGAACTTGCGGACCACATTGCGGTCGGTCCGGAGGATGATCTTGCGGCCGGTCAGTCCGAAGTATTCCTTGCACGCCTCGCGCGTCCCGAGCCGATGGCCGTCGACGATCGCCGGGTTCAGGATGCTCACCTGGCGGAAGGTGTCGGTGTCCACGCCGTGGTAGATGCGCGGGACCGCCTGCCCGATGTGGGCCGAGATGATCCGGGCGCCGTAGTCCGACATGGCGATCGGCCGGACGATGTTCCAGAGCGCCTTCCACACAGGGTTCAGGTTGTCGCCCTCGATGGGGCAGTAGTGGAGGACCGGCACGGACTTCCAGACGTCCAGCACCGCCTCGGTGACCCGGCCCATGTGCGACAGGAGCCCGGTCACGTCGCTGATGACCAGCACCGCGTCGGGCTTCCACTGGTCCTCGGGGTCGAGCTGCGGCCAGAGGTTGCCGTTGATCGCCGGCGCGGAGAGGTTGCCGCCGAACGGTTCCCCGAACATCATCGTCGGCCAGACCCGGCCCGCAAGCGGCCCGTTGATCGGCTCGCCGCGGTGGTTAACCGCGAGGATCCGCACGTCCACGCCCGCCGCTAGGAACCGGGTGCCGAGCGCCTCCGTGACCGTCCCGAAGCCCGAGTGGCTCCAGTGGCCGAACATGAGGAGCCTCATCGCAGCGGAGCCTTGTACGCGATGACCGCGCCAATCGCTGCGAGGACGACGATAACGAGGAGGAGCGCCACCGCCCATGGCTCGGCAGTGCAGCTCACAGGACTTGCTCGAACAAGCGCCGGATGGCCTGCTCCTCCTCGTCGAAGTTGACGACCTCGCGGAACCGGGCGGCTGCGGCATCGCCCATCCGCACCCGCAGCTCGGGGTCGGCGTTGAGGCGGTCGATGATGGCGAGCACCTCCGGCACCGACTTGTCGGTGATGTCGAAGGACGTGACGCCCTCCTGCCAGAGCGGCCCCGCGAGCTGGCTGCGGTAGTACCACTCGTGTCCGATGACCGGGCGCCCTACCGCGAACCAGTTGTGGATGACGTGGCCGAAGCCGTCGCTCCACTGCTTGGTGTGCCATGCGACATGGCTGGATCGCATCTCCTCGCCCACGCGCGCGCACTTGTCGAGGTTGCCCATCGCGTACTCGTCCTCGGGCACCTGCCCGTAGGACCCAAACACCTGCCACAGGTAGTCGGATCGCTCCGCCGCTACCGAACGGAACCCCGCATACGCCTGCGGGTTCTCGGGGAAGCAGTTGACGAACGATGAGATGGTCAGCGGCGACTCGTCTGGCGGTGGCTCGTGGCGGAAGTCGGTGAGGCTGAACTCCTGGTGGACGGTGACGTGCGGCTTGGGCACCTCGCCCGGCAGGACCGAGGTCAGGATGCCGAAGTCGGCGAGGTCCCAGCGATCCTCGGCCATGTCGATCGCCGAGAAGCGAACGTTCCCGAGGTGGATGCCGAACTTGGCGCCGACCTCCTTGGCGAAGCGGTGCAGGCCCTCGTGGTTGTGGGCCACCGTGGCGAGGACGACGTCGGGCTTGAACTCCCGCGCTTGGTCCAGCGTGAAGAGGTTCTGGTAGCGGTCATGTGACGGGTCGTAGCGGTGCCCGAGCCTGTCGCTGCCCCACGGGGTGAGGTACTGCTTGGCGATGGCGTCTCCGTGCCACGCCCGCTCGAAGTTCCAGTAACCCTCGTCGAACCACTCCATGCCGATCGGCCGGTAGAGGTCCCAGCCGAGGCGGGCGCAGAGCAGCTCGAGCGACTCCCAGAGGTCGTGATGGTGGTAGTCGGCGAGGAGCCTCATGCGAGGAACTCCCGCCACTGGGCGCCGATCGTCTCGATGCCGAACATCTCGACGGCGGTCCGGCGACACCACTCGCCATGACGTCGGGCAATCTGGATCGGCCCTTCCTCTCGGGAGTTCACGAACGTGGACAAGTAGCGGACATCGGTTAGCTCGGGACCAAGGATGTCCGCAGCCTCGAACAGGTCCGCCCCGTCGAACCGCTCACCCCATGCCTTCGGCCCGATGCTGACCACCGGCACGCCCGACATCATGGCCTCGATCAGCCCGAGGGTGTAGCTGGCCGGGGTGGTGCCGGTGTAGAGGTAGACCCGGATGTGGCGGAGGTACTCGAGCATCGCCGGGTAGTCTAGGGACCCCAGCCCGCGGATGTCCTCGGAGCCGGGACCAGCCGGCCGAACCGGCAGGCCCTTGGTCGCGGCCTCCCAGAACGCATAGCCGCAGGCGTCTCCGCGCTGCTTCATGTGCTGGGTCACGTTGCCGACCACCGGCAGGTCGCCGATCCACGGCCCGTAGTCGTCGGGGTACTTGCCGAAGCGGATCAGCGCGTCCTCACCCGCGAACGCTCCGACGCGGTTGAAGTAGCGGTACTCGGCGGGCGAGTAGCGGACGATCTGCATGCCCTCGGCCCGGTACGGCAGCATCGCCGCCTCGAGCCTCGGATCGGACTGGCCGCAGGTGCGCCAGATCACCCGCTTGTGCTTGATCCGCTCCCACTGCTCGCCGATCCAGACCTCGGGGAAGTGGTGGACGATGATGACGTCCGCCCAGTCGATGAGGTCCGGGTGGAGGTCGGCCTTGGCCCAGTCGATGTGACGTCCCGGCTCGCCTCCGGCCTCCCGCTGCTGCTGGCACAGGGCCACGAGCTCGGGATGGTGCGGCGCGTCCGGCAGGGCGGGCCGGATACCCTCGCCCGATTGGCTGGGGTTCTCATATCCGCCGGGGGCGAAGATGTCGTAGCCGAGGTCCGAGAACATCCGCACGTCGTCGTACTCGGCGACCGCGTGGGATGCGAGGAGGAGGATGTTCACTTCGACACCGGCCGATCCGGGTCGATCCGTGATGGCTGGATGGTCCGCTGCCGCTCGCGGAACTGCTCATCCCTCCGAATGGCCGCGACCGACCGCCGGAATAGTTGATCCTCGCTTGGCCGAGGATTGACGATCTCCAGCTCTACCTGGAACCGATGGCCGCAGTTCGGGCATTCAGCCTTCATGACTCGGCCCACGTCACGAGGTAGTCGAAGGACGCCCGAGCGAAGTCGACGTCGTCCTGACTGACGCCGAAGTCGGTCATGAACTGGCGGATGCCCTCGCCGTAGGCTTCGTGGTAGTCGGGTATCGCCCCATCCCAGTGGTCCCACGCCCGTTGCCACCAGGCCATGCGCTTGACGGTTTCACCTCGCGGAAGCAAGGACCAGTGGTGGATCTCGGACAGCCGCCACTCCTCGGTTGACGCGGCGTTCATCCATGACCAGCCGTGGCCCGAGGACAGCGAGCCGACATGGAACCACGGCGCGTCGGGGGTGATCGGGTCGCCGAGCCGGAAGCCGTCCCGAAGCGAGACGTCCAGACCCTGCGCCCGAAGCTGGTACGACGCCCAGATGAACGTATCCGCACTGCCCTCCGCCACCAGCGGCTCGCCGAGGACCGTATCGCCGATGGCCCAGTGCTTGCCGTCGAACGTCCGGTCGGTGGCCTCGAGCGCCTCGCGGGAGGTGAACAGGAAGCATGGCCAGAACGCGAGGCCGCGAGGCTCGGGGCCGAACTCCTTGTGAGCGGCGGCGATGACGTTGGCGCTGGCGTATCCGTCACGCGGGCAGCCGATGAGGTCGTGCTCGTGACGTTCCAGCGCCACGAACGCATCGTCGATCGCGGACGGCTCACGGATGAACGCGTCGTCCTCGATGAGCATGACGTGGTCGGCCTGCGTCGTTCCCAGCAGGTACGTCAGCACCTGGCCGTGGGCCTCACGCCTCGGGAAGTGCGTCATCGTGGCGTGCGGCACGTCCTCGACCATCGCCTTGGTGTAGTCGAGCACCTCGGGCGGGATGGGACCGCACACCGCAATGTGCAGCTCGTCGACATGGTCGGCCCACGTCCGGTAGTGGCGCAGCCAGTAGGCGTTGAGGAACGGATCGGCCCCGGCCGGCAGGAGCGCCGCGCGGGTCATCGGCGCGGTCCTGCCTTTCGCATCGCCTCAACGAGCGCCTCTGGAGTCGAACCATAAACCCGCTCGGCGGCGCCACAGGTCGTCGCCATGTACCGACCTAAGAACTGGCCCTCGACATGCCAGCCTTCGGTAGCGCGCGCCTGCGCGTACTCGAAGGGATCCTTGCTTTCGAGATCACCATCTGGGCCATGACGGAGACCATGCGGCTTGCACCTCATCGCCGCACCGCCCGGAACAGCCCGATGCCGCCGACGTCGGTCAGCAGGGTGAAGTCGTGCGTCGGATCGAGCAACTTTCGGAGCCGCGTCGGGCCGTCGAACTTCTTCGTGTAGCCGTGCCACTCGCCGAAGATGAGGTCGACGTGGCGGACCATCTTCGAGGTGAGGAACTTCCACTCGCCGCCTTCGCAGTCGAGCTTCATCGCGGCGATCCGTCCGCCCGCCATCTTGACGAGCTGCGGCAGGGTCACGATAGGCGCCTGGATGGTCGGCCCGGTGTGCGACCCGATGTTGCCGACGTAGCGGTCGTCGGCGTCCTCGCCGCCGTAGCGGATGTCGCCTCGCCCTACCGCCGCCTCGATGAAGGAAGTGCGGTCGGCCAGTCCGTTCGTCTCCATCGTCTGGCGGGCCATTGCGAGGTTCTCGGGGAACGGCTCGACGAGGATGGCCGACGCTTCTGGATTGTCGAAGAGGACCGCCAGCGAGACGACGCCGATGTGGGCGCCGATGTCGACGAACACCCCGGAGACATGGAGGTTCTCTAGGTCGTACTCGTCGTCGCCGGTGGCCCATGAGTTGGAGAAGGTGCCGAGGGCCAGCGACAGGTCCGAGGTCCCGTCGCGGACGTAGATGACCCCGGTCTGGCCTCTCCGAGAGATGACCATTTCGGGGTGGGGATCTGACACGGGAGCGCCTCCGTGCGTTCGAGCGCTGTATGGGAGAGCCGCGGGACAGCGCTCGGAGTCCCGCGGCTCCCATGATAGGCCCGTTAGGTGGGCCAGTCCTAGCCCGAAGGGCTAAATGCCGGTCACCTGCTGGACGCGGCCGGTTCGGACGTACGGCTCGGCGTTGAAGGCGAACTCCTCCTCGGCCCGGAAGCCGGTGATGTTCTGGTCGAAGCGGGTGCCCGCCTCGCTCGAGACATCGACCCGGTACTCCTGGCCGGTGAAGATCTCCACGTCCGACCGCTCGATGATGAGCGCGGTGCCCACCTTCGCCGACGGCCAGTTCGGGTCGCTCCGGAGTGGAACGCCCCACGCCGAGGTGATCGGCGGGTTGGCGGCCGCGCCGCCTGCCGGATCCACGGCCCAGCCACCGGCATACGAGGTGCCGAGGCCTTCCACGGCCGTCTCCCAGAAGTCCGTCGGGCTCATCACCATGACGAGGTTGTCGCGGGGGATGCCGCGAGTCTCCATCGCCGCGATGCCGCGACCGAGGGCCGCGAGGCGAGGCTCCGACGAGAGCGCGGTGCGGAACGCGGCCGGGTCGCCGTAGGCGCCGATGGCCGCGAAGAAGCCGAGCGGCTGGGACGAGCCCGAGCCGTTCGTGATGTACGTCGCCTCGAGGATGCCGATGGACTTGCCGAGCCGGCGGCGGGCGGCGGCCTCTGCGGCGCCGTTCGACTGCCGGAGAAGCTGGTTGCCGATGTCGGCGATCTGGGCGATCGTGTAGAGGGTGGCGGTGGCCCGCGCGAAGCCGAAGTCGCGGACGTCCTTGTTCGAGCCGTAGGCACCCTGCAGGAGGGCCGCCGTGATGGCGGTGATCTCGTAGGGGATGTCCACGCCCGCGCCGGACACGCCGGTGTTGACCTGGAACAGGTCGCGGTAGATGTTGTTCGCCGCGATCTGCTCGACGAGCCCCGAGACGAAGTTGTTCGGGACGACCGCGAGGCCGGTGGCGACGGACGTGCCGAGGACCGACTTGACGAACTCCTGCGCGTCCTCGTCACCGGCACGCCGGTTGATGAGGGCCGACAGGAAGTTGACCTCGTTGTAACGGCCGACGGCCTTGACCCCGGACGAGGCGCCGGCGCCGGCGAGGATCGCGGCGGCCTTGGTCTGGGCGGTCGAGCGCGTGAGCGACTCGAGCCGCTTGTTGACGTCGGCGATCTTGGCGTCCAGCTCGTTCGACCGCTGCTCAGCTCGGAGGTCGTCGATCTGGGCCGACTTGGCGGTGATCTCCTCCTCGATCTGGGTTACCCGGTCGACGGGCAGGTCTGACTTGTCGCGGAGCTCCTCCGCGAGCTCGGTTACGGTCTTGGTGAGGGCTGCGACCCTCTCATCGAGTTCGGACAAGGTGGTAACTCCACCCGCGAGCGCCTAACGGGCCAGGTGACGCATGACGGCGTCGAGTTGGTCGAGGGTTGCCGCCAGACGCGCCATCGCCGGGTCGTCGCCACCTTGCGGCAGGTCGGGACCAAGGTCGGACGTGTCGGACTCGGACAGCGCCGCCCGCATGGCGGGTTCCAGCGCAATACCGGCCGTGTTGAAATCCCCCAGCGCCTTCGCCGCGGTGATCCGCGAGAAGATGTTGATCGGGACGAGGGTGATCGTCTGTTCAACGTGGGGCCAGACGAGGATCTCGCCGTCGGCCGCCTTGCGGACGAGGTGCGGCATCGAGCCGGACGAGCCGAACGCCTTGCCGGCGCTGATGAGCTCGGTGAGCTTCTTGAAGTAACGACCCTGGCGGTCGAGCCACAGGTTGGCCCACCAGCCGTCGTCGCCCTTGGTGAGGTCGTCCTCGATGCCGACGTCCTCGTCACCGATGAGCGAGTCCTTGCCATGCTGGAACAGGACCGGATGCTCCCTGAACCAGTTGGCCTTGACATCGGTCCGCGGGGAGAAGTATTCGCCGTCGAGATCCTTGCCGCCCTTGAGCGGACCGCCGAACGGGATGGCGAGCACCCGCCACTTGGCCGCGCCGAGCTGCTCGGCCTTCAACGCCGGCTGATGGGTCGAGAAGGTGCTCGTCATGGTGTCTCCTAGGCGGCGAGCGCGATGGCGAGGTCGTCGTCGTTGACGGTGACGACCGGGGCGGATGCGATCAGCCGCAGATGGGCCGTTCCGATGGTGTGCTTGTGGATCACCCCGCTCCCGGAGCCGGGCATGAGGTTCGGCAGCGGCTCCTCGGTCGCCGGAGCGAACGTCGTCAGGACCAGCGCAGCGGTGCCGATCTCGGCGGTGGCCGAGCCGCCGACCACGCTGACGGTCGGAGCGAAGGTGCTGAGCGTGAGCGCCGCGACCTGGGGGGATGCCAGTCGCGGCGCCTGCACGCTCGGGGCGAACGCGGCCGTGGTCAGAGCCGCGGTGCCCGCAGTAACGAGGCGCGGGGTCGACACGCTGGGTGCGAGGCCCGTCGTGACGAGCGATGCCTTGCCGATCGTCGCCAGACGTGGCGCAGCGGCCGTCGGGGCGAACGCCGCGAGGGTGAGCGATGCCTTGCCGACGGTGACCAGCCGCGGGGCGCTGACGGCGGGCGCGAAGACCGTCAAGACCAGCGATGCGGTGCTGGGTGTGGCCGTGACCCCAGCCGCACCTTGGAGGGTGAGAAGGACCTGCGGCCCGCGCATGGCTTAGTAGGCGTCCGCGATGGCGTAGGAGCAGTCGATGTAGACCGACGAGCCTGCTGCAGCCCCGAGGAGCACGCGGTTCTCGATGATGAAGCCCTCGTTCTGGGCGAACACGAACGGGTGCGTGTCCTCGCCGGGGTCGAGAGCCTCCATCGTGTCGGCTACGCGAGATGTCGTCTCGGTCGTGGCCTCGACGGTCACGTTGAGGATGCGCGGGAGCTGCGCCCACGGCCCGGCGTCCTTGGTCAGGGTGCCGCCGGTCATCCCCGCTGCCGCCCCTGCCACGGTGACGCCACGGATGACCGCGATATCGGCGGTCATCGACGTTCGCTTGAGCGACGACGCCAGCGTGACGGTGTTGGTCGTGTCCACCGCGGTGAACGTCGTGACCTTGAAGCAGTCCAGCGAGTCCTCGATGATCGCCGTGTGGGCCGACGAGTTCAGCCACTTGACTAGGAGCCGGGTCAGGATCAGCAGCTTGCCAGCGGTCGGCTGGCGGATCTCGAACAGTCTCGAGTTGGCCGCCTGGGTATTGACGAGCACACAGCGGTGCGTGACCCGGTAATGGCCGTCGGCAGGGACCGGCTTCGTCGTGATGTGGAGGGGCGCGGCGGTGAACTCTCCGACCTCGGCGACCGCTCCACCTGCTCCGACGACCTGGATGCCCACGCTAGTACCTCACGTCCATGCCCATGCCACGGTCCAGAGGCCGTAGCGGCGGGTGCTCTGGCCGAACTCGCTGGCGGAGCAGCCGAAGATGGTGAAGCCGGTCCCGGCCACGATGGTGTCGGCGGTGATGCTGATGGACTCGACTCGGTGCTCGTCGATGGTGTGGTCGGCCGTCGCCACGGGCCGGATCCATGCCCCGACCAGCGATCCGGACACGATGCCCGTCTGACCCGTGACCGCCACTGTGGCGTCGGTCGTGCCGGGGAAGGCCCCGAAGTCGAGCGTGGCCGTGCCTGACGCGCTCATGCGAGGGTGAACACGCCCGCGGCGTTTGCCGCCACGGTCAGGGTGTTACCGTCGGTGGCCGTCACGTCGGCAGGCGTGCTGTCGAGCAGGGCGTAACAGAGGACGTTGCCGGCGACCTCGTAGATGACCGCGAAGCGGGCCGTGATGCTCCCACCCGCTGCCGTCCAGACCGGATCCGTGGCGATGTCCACGGTCACGGTGGTCGTGCCCGACACGTTGAACGTGATGCCGATGCCGCCCGTCGTGTAGCCGAAGGCGTTGGCGACCTCGTTGGTCAGCCCTGCGTAGGTCGTGGAGGCGGCGCCGATGTTGGAGCTCGACAGGAACAGCGCCATCTTGTAGGTGTCGCCGGTCCGGAGCGTGCCGTCGAGGATGCTCGTCCGACCGCCGTTCGTGAAGGTCCAGGTGCCGGCGGCCATCTAGGACTCCTCGATGCGCGTGATGACGCCGTGCTTGTCGCGCTTGATCGTCTTGGTCACGGGCTTCGGCTCCGGGACGTGCACGTCGACCTGGACGTTGGGCGGCTCCGGCAGCACGATCTCGGGCACCGTCACGTTGACGATGGGTGGCTGAACCTCGGGCACGTTCACGGTGACAGGCTGCTCCGGGACGTTCACGGTCATCTCGGGCACCGTCACGTTGACCACGGTCGGCGGGACGTTGACCTCGGCCGCCTCCACCGTCACGGGAACGGTCGTGGGCGCGATGTCGACGTGGACATCGGGCGGGCTGACCGCATGGTGGACGTGGATCTCGGGCTTCGCCGACAGCGCGTCGATGGCCTTCATCGCCGCGTCGTACGCCCACCGCGACCGCTCATCCTCGACGTCGACGGCCTTCTCGATGACCGGCGACCAGACGAGCGTCCCGTTGGGGTGGTCCTCGATGCCCAGCGCCTCGTCGATGGCGTACTCGTTGCCCGCCCGCGCGGCGCATTCGGCGTCACCATCTCCGTCGTAGGCGAGCAGGCGTTCCACTCCGAACGCCCCGTAGCCCGTGACCGACGAGCGGTTGTAGCTGAGCATCGTCTCGGTCCGGGCGATCGTCTCGGCCCGCAGGTCGGAGAACGCCGGCGCCCCGTTGTCGAGGGTCAGGCCCTTGATGCCGCCGAAGTTCTCGTCGGGCACGCCGTCGATGAGCTGGTTGACCGAGTAGCCCCTGCGCACGCCCTCGGCGATCTCTGCCTTGACGGCCTGTTGGGTCACCTCGTTGATGGCGACGATGCGCTCGCCGCCGTAGGCGAGGATGTCATCGACGACCGGCTTCACGACCTGCTTGGTGACGAACCGGTTGAGGTTGTCGGCCACCGCCTGCAAGCCCTGTCGGCCCACTTGGACGTAGACGTTCTCGAGCGCGGCCCGGAGCTCGGCGTTCTCGCGGTCGGCGTCCCACCAGTCGCCGGGATCCGCCTTGCGGGCGGCCTTCGTCTTGGGCATCGTCGCCCGGATGGCCTCGCTGATCCGCTCCCGCTGCTCGAACAGGAACGCCGTGACCTGGCTCTTGGCGTTGCCGGTGGCGGTGCGGAGCAGGACGTCCCGCTGATCCTCGACCTCGGCCGCCTTGACAACGGGCTGTGTGGTCTGGGAGACGTCCCGCCGCGACGTGTCGCCCGCAGTGACCTGGATGCCGTCCGTTACCGGCAGGGTGGGCTCCGGTGGCGGGCCGTTGTACTTGATGTGGTCCAGCCCGACCGCCGCCACGGCCTCCTTGTCGTCGAAGCCGGCCTCGATGAGGGCTTTCAGTGCGCCGACCTTCTCGATGAGCGCAGGTGCCGTGTCGAGGTTCGGTTCGGCCACCTCGAAGTCGTAGGTCGTGCCCATGATCGCTTCGTAGCGCGACAGCAGCCCGACCTGGACCGTCTCCTCGAACAGTTCCACCCGTGGGTGGATGGTGCCCTCCTGGTACGACAGCTTCTCCTCGCGCCGGATCTCGCCCGAGGCGTTCAGGCCGCCCGGCAGGGGCACGCCCAGCATGTACGGGCTGATCGGGAACGCGGTGAGGATGTTGTCGCGGTTCAGTGCGGCCAGTTCGGGGATGCCGATGTCGGCTGGCGTCGACGCGCCGGGTGCCCACTCCATCGGCTCCGGGAACAGGAGCATCCGCCGTGCCGCGTTGGGGTCCGACGCCACGTTGCGCCAACTGCGGACGGCATCCTGCATGTCCGCTTCGCTGAGGCTCTTGTTCTTGGGCCACATCATGCCTGCCAACCGGCCGCCCGTGGCGAGGAGGTCGGTGGTGTGGCGGGCCATCATGTCGGACAGGGGCAGCTCGGAGTAGACCGCCTCCACCACGCCGACGCCCCACGGCGACCCGTCCTCCGTCGAGGCCGTGGCGAACACGAGGATCTCGTCGACGCCGAACGGCACTCCACCCGACATGTCCTTGTCCATGACCCAGCCGATGAGGTTGCCGTCCTTGTCGCGGCTGTCCCACATCCGGCTCGGGCTGATGCCGTAGATGGCCGTCGGCAGCCCTTCCTCGGAGCCCTCGAGGTACCAGAACGCGGTGCCCGCCATGTCGATCCGGATCTGGGTCCTGGCCCGGAGCTGGCGGCCGGTCTGGTTGGGGTTGGGCCGCTCCATGAGCCGGAGGAACTGCCCGATGGGGTCGAGGCGCTCCCACGGAGTGAACAGGTCGGGCTCGATGACCTCGACCTCGTTGTCGCCCTCTGCGTCCTCCGGGGCAACCGAGACGGCGAGGTTGGCGATGTCCTCGGCGATCTTGTGCTCGGCCTTGTAGAACCAGCCGACCTTGTAGGCCCGCAACTGGGCCGCGGCACGGAGCTGAGGGGTGTTCAGCAGCGACGAGATGTGGACGTCATTGGCCCATGCAATGCCGGCGGCACCGCCCGAGACGGCCTTGATCTCGGGGGTTTCGCGCTTCACGCCCCAGCGGAAGGGCTCATCGAGTCGGAGGGTCATGGCACATACCACGTGGTAGGTGTAACGTGGTAGGTAGGAGGTGCCACGTGGCAGTTAGACGACGAGTCGTTTGGATGAGCGACGACGATTGGGCCGCACTGGTTAAGAAAGCGACCCAACGGGGCTACACCGTCAGCGAATATATCCGCAGGGTCACTAACGCCCATGCTCCGAGCACGTCGACTTGGGCTGCGGTCAAGGGTGAGCATCATGGCGACAGCGTGACGCTCGTCGGCCAGCCTAGCGAGCCTCAGCAGGTCGTGACGATCCCACCCCAAGCCATCGACCCGGACCGTCCTGTTGCGGACAGGTTTAACACGCGGCCATTCACGCCGGTTCCGAAGTCTCGCAAGTAGGGTCACGCAACTGCTCCAAAGCTGGATACCCGACGGCGAGCGCGTGACCGGGCGAACAAGGCTAGGTTGAGGGCGTCGGCGAGGTCCGGGGAGGGCAGGCCACGGGCCTTGAGCTCCTCCTTGGACTCCACCTGGACCTTGCCGGACGACGTCATCCGGTAGGTCGGTGCGGTCAGCTCTGACCGGAGACGCTGGTAGGTGGGCTCATCCAGCCGGGCGAACGACAGGAGGTCGTCGTTCGTGCTGGGGTCTAGCAGGCGCCGACAGTCCCACCAGAGTTGGGCGCGGAGGTTGACGAGGAGCTCGGGGTCGTGGTCCGGCGCTTCCGCGACGTTGACGCTGAGGAGCTGGCCCGGGTGCTGCTGCTCCCGGATGCGGTCCACGACGCCGCCGCCGACGCCGATGACGTCCACGGCAAGGGAACCTCGTCGCTCGTTGAGGTAGCGCATACCCATTCCAGCGACAGCCATGGTGTCCTGGCCGTGGACGATCTCGACCGACTCTGGGCCATTGCCGGAACCCTCCAGTAGGACGCTGTCGTCGGAGCCGAAGCGGGCCACGTCGAGCCCTGCCCACTCCCGCTGGTCCTGCAAGTGCAGCCGTGCCCGTGCCTGCTCGACCCATGCGAGGGGGATGACCGCGTTCGATGCGGTGTCGGGGAACTGGCCGAGAACCTTGGCCTGCCACCATGGCGTGCCCTCGAGGCCCTCGTCGCGGCGCTGCTCGAGCCAGAACGGGCTGACCAGCTCGGCCTGTGCCTTCTCCGGGACGGGCTCACCTGTGAAGTTCGGGGTATCGAATACCGAGATCGGGATGACGTGCCACGTCGAGAGCCGGCACGCCTCGAAGAACGGCCCTACCGGCTCGAACGGGTTGCCGATCGCCAGCCGGCGCGATGCCTCGTTGACGACTAGGCCGTTGGTCGCCGTCCAGAGGTCGGGGCTGACGCCGTTGGCCTCGTCGACGATGACGAGGATGCGGAGGCCGTGGTAGCCCTGAAAGCCCTCGGGGTCGTTGTCGTCGGGCTTGCGGCCGATGGCGAACGAGCCGGTGTCGAGGATCTCCCAGCGCAGGTCGTTGCCGTTGGAGGGCTGGCCAGGCAGTTCGCCCCGCTTGTGGGCCTTGCGCAACTCCCGCCAGAAGATGTCCCGGAGCTGCGGGAACGAGTTGCTCGTGGCGACCACGATGCCGCCCGTCGCGACCCACCACACCGCGATCCGGGCTGCGATCCAGTCCTTGCCGCTGCCGAAGCACGACGGGACGGCGGTGCTGACGTTGTCCCGGACGCTCTCGGCGATGCGGGTCTGGATCGACCACGGACGCTCGTCGAGGATGACCCGAATGAACCCGTCGGGATCGGTCAGGAACTCGTCGTAGCCCTTAGCCCGCTGCCGGCTCCGGATCCGCCGCCGCAGTTCCGCCAGCGCTTGTGACCTGCTGGGCCTCTCGGACGGCTTCGATGACGTCTCGGTCGCTGAGGGTGCCTGTAAGGTCACGGGACTCCATCCGTCCTGTGGCGCCACCCGTGAGGAGCGCCCGCTTGTCATACAGGATGCCGACCGCCACGCCGACCTTTGCCAGGTCCTCCGTTGACGGGATGAGCTCGACGATGCGACTGATGCCCAACTGGATCGCCACCGACATGGCATCGGCCACGTCGTCGCTCGTTTTGTTCCGAAGAGCTACGAACTCCGGCTTGTCCATCCAGTAGTCGATCGTCGTCCGCGGGATGCCCGTCTCCGCGGCAGCGGCCTCCACCGTCGACAGAGCCGCGATACCGACCGCCTCCGCCCTCTGCTTGGCGGTGTACCTACGCCTTTGCGCCATCCTTGGCCTTCTTCTTCGGCTCAGGTGCCGGTTCGGGCTCCGGCTCCGGTAACGCGGGGTTGACCGGGACTTCCGGCGCGCTGGCTTCGGCTGCCTTGGCGTCCTTCTCGACCCTAGCCGTGCAGTCACCGCACACCTTGCCGTCCGGCTCGGTCGTCCACGCGGAACCGTATGGCAGGGGCTCGCCGCAGGCGGTCCGCTGGCCGTCGCCGATGATGTGCGCGGCCTTGTCGTCGGGCAATGTGACGTACTGGGTCTGGTACGACATGGGGTCCTCCGGGGAGATGCAGCGGCTACGATGGGTTCCCGGCCCTCAACGGCTGCCGAGACGGAGCGGCTGCGCGTAGGTTACGCGGTCGCGGTGGCCTTGGCTAGGTTGACCTTCATGTCGGTGATCGAGCGGATGAACGCCCGCAGCGTCTCCTCGGCCACGATGCGGGCGCACCAGTACGGGACGTCCTCGAGCATGACCGCCGCCACGGGTGCCATCGAGCCGAGGGCGATATGCCGGACCACCGCTGCCCGCTTCGGGTTGTCGCGGTCTAGGTGGTGCAGCGCGGCCCGTGCCGGCGTCAGGTAGAACTCGGCCAGCGGGCGGAGCTTCTGGCCCGTGTCCGGGTCGATGGTGTAGCCGCCGTCACCCGCCGTCGGGGCGTCGACGTAGCGGATGAAGGCCGGGTGCATGTTGGGTGTGCCGCCCTCGCCGATCGCGTCCGGCCCCTCGTGGAGCCGGAGCGGGACCTCCTCCGCGAAGGCGGCCCGGACAGTCTCTACCAAGGAGCCGAGGCGCATCGTCGCCGGGTCACGTTTGGGTGCGTCCCATGCCTTGCGGACCGACTCGCGGTGTGGGTCGGCATAGGGCGCGTTGCGCTGGGCGAGTCGCTCGGCGTTGCCCTGAGCTTCGGACGGCCCGATGTAGGTCGAGCGCTTGCCCATCCTAGAAGTGGATGCCCAGTTGTCCGGCCGCCCAGACGAGGAGGAAGATCACCACGATAACGACGATCAGGGTTGTGATCCAGGACGGAATGCTGTTCATGCTGCGGGCTCCGGTGTCGGGGTCGTGGACTGCGGAGGCGGTGCCACGGTGGCCTCGTAGTTCGGCTGACCCTTGGGGGTCTGGATGGTGTAGGAGTCGCCAGCCAGAAGGGTCGGCGGCTGATAAGCCACGAGCGCGATGACTGCGCCGAGGAGCCCTGTGAGCGCAGCCCCGACACCGGCCACCACGCTCGGGTCTACCTTGAGTGTCAGCAGGATGAAC